TATATTTCATTATTAATTCTATTTAGAGTTAATATTGGTGCAGATTCATGGGACTCCGCCCCATTTCCTCCGCATCTCGCCGCAGATGTTCAAGATTAGTGTTAGTAGTTATATTTATTTATTATTCCTTTTATGATAGGGTATGGCGAAAAAAGCAAGCGACCTAATTTTAAGAGATAGACTTCAATTCACATTGGATGCAAACGGAGACCTAGCAACAGTATACGGTAGAGTTGATTTAAGCGACTACACATCCGTCGTAAATAACGAAGGATTGGCAATAAAAGAGACCAGAGTTATGTTGAGAAACCCTAGTACAACCACTGGCAATGTCAATCTAAACTTAATCGGTGCTCTTGGAGCTGCAGGTAATAATCAAGCAACAATTCAAATGTTTGGTTCTACAACTGCATATGAGGCTGGAGCAGATGTTGGTATCGGTTCTCCTAACGTATTCTTTAACGCAATCCGTGAAAGTTCCGTTAGTGAAGACGGCGGCGGTGTAATAACTTCTCAAGACAACAGATACACACAATACGGAACTCCTGATTTGCACCCTTCAGGTTATGTTGTTGTAAGTGATGTTCTAATGGGAATTACTGCTAAAGGCGTGAAGCAATATGCAGATGCTACTCTTGAACTTGACATCATGCTTATTGCTGAACCTGTTAAGGTCACAAAAGACGAACTTAAGGAAATGCTCGCACAAGCAACCGACCTTTGAGGGGTTGGTTGAATGGCTAAAAGAAGCAAAACAGAAGCGGCGGAATCTAAAGTAACGTCGTCTTCCGCATTAGCAGGATTAGGTGGAGCAATTGGTTCTGTCTTTGGTCCTGGTGGTGGCGCGATTGGTGCGGGCCTTGGCGGAGTAACTGGTCTTATTATTGGAGACAATACTACAGTATTCCCAATAGATATGATTGCAATTCCTGCATATCAAGCGCACTTAATGCAAGGAAACCCCCAATTTACTGTTTACATTAAAGCAGGTGAAACTCTAGTTCCTACTGGAGGTAATGTGTTGGACATGTCTGAAAACATGGATATTGAGGCTGCTGCTGAAGCACCAACCAAGCGTAAGCGCGCTAAGGGTGCTGGACTACCCAAGAAGTATGCAAAGATGGGATTCGCTAAAGGTTGGAAAGCATACAAGAAGACACCCGCTTACAAGCGTAAACAGTCTAAGAAAAAGAACTCAAGGAGGAGAAAGTAATGCCTATACACGAAATTAGAGAATCATTAGAACAAAGCAACGTAACTTTCGATAATACCGGTTTCGCTATAGTTCAGAAGGTGATTAATCTTAAGCCTAACATGTCGCATAAGATGTTACAATGTGATGCATTCTTAGACAATCCTTTCCCTGAACTAGACGGAACGGCTTATTTTGAATTGTTGATTACACCTACGCCAGTGATTTATACTGATATGGTAATTGCTGGTAGACCATCAAGGGCACCATCTGCAGCTCTAGAAAATGTATTGTTTAAACAAACTTGGGAAATGGACAAAGGTGCGATAACGTACAAAGAAGAGTTTCCTAATAGATTTATCAGTGCAAGACCTACCTTTACCTGGTATATGCCAAAGTTGTACGTCACGTTATTCATACATACTGACCCTGAAAACGAAGGCGGTTTAAACAATCTAGCATTGAGCGTTTACTGTGCCGTTGAAAGTAAGAAGACGTCTCTTGTTACATATGGTATGGGCTTAATCCGTGAGGACCATATCGCTCAAGTGGCTGCAGTTATGTCAAATGGTCGTTCAATCGAACCATCTCGCAACGTAGGCCAAACTTACCCTATGTGGCAATATGGTGGAGTTAGAGCAGAATACATGATGAAAAGTGATGCTTTCGCTGATTTCTTCGGTCGAGGTGGACTTAATGAAAGTCAAAAGACTGTCGACCCTATGAATTTGAGAGGTTTTGCATTCTTAGCCCGTAAAATGGTGCCTAATATTGAAGCCTTTGGTACTGATGACCCTACTAAAGGCGGCGTTCCAGATTGGATTAGAATGTTTATGCCAGAAGGAATTGCTTCCGGACCCATCCGCGACCAATGGCCACCTACAAAACATGCTGACAATGGAAACGTACTAACGCTGTGATATTATGAACTCACACGAAGTCTTACTTAAGATTCTAAAAGAACTACGGGAAGTGAAGAAATTACTCAAGGAATCGAAGCAATAGCACCGATAGATCAGAAACAAAACGAAAGAATTGTTTGGTGTGAAAGATTGTTATATCTTATTGTCCTTCTTCAGTTTCCACAGATTGCAACATTACTTTGAAAGTGTCTAGAGTAATTATCCCTCTAGCAAGTAAAAGTCTTAGAAGTCTCTCACTCTCAATCAAAGACCAATCAATATCATGGTCAAGTTTTGCTTGTATTGCTCCTTGAACCCACTTTGAACGAGATTGTTTGTAACCAAGAACCCCCTCGACTCTCTGTATCAAACGATAGGGCATAGAAAGACTCATCGGGATATGTTTTTCTTTTACTCTCCTTCGACCCATTAGCAATCACACCCTACTGCTAAAGGAAATTCCTTTTGACATTCTTTGCATGGTGGATTGTTCACCTTCCATCTACCATGGATTCTCAAACATGTTGCGCATTGTTTGCATTTGTAGTAACCGTTGTCTATTTTTCGGTTACAATTTGGTCTTTGACAATAATATTTCATTGTTTCAGCCTCAAAGTTTTAGGATTTAATTTTAAAATAGTGTGAGCCTCGACTTCCCAAGAGCAATTGCAATGTTCAGACCAAGGACAACCAATTTTTATTTTTTCATCATCGCCAAATTCGCCATAAGACAAATACTCTTCAGTCATTTGTAATTCTAAAAGAGCGCCTTCTTCATTCATATGTTTTTGTTCTATATGAACTCGTAATGCATGAATCAAAGGTTCATACCAAATTCTATTCATTCTTGACACCTCGGTATTGATACTGGTATTTTTATCGGATATGATTTATATCCGCAGGTATCACATACTTTTTGCACATATCCCTCAGGATAAATAGTTCTCATTTTCAGTTTGCCACAATTAAAACACTTCATATTCTACCCGACTACGGCTGAATATATAATATATTTCATTATTAATTCTATTTAGAGTTAATATTGGTGCAGATTCATGGGACTCCGCCCCATTTCCTCCGCATCTCGCCGCAGATGTTCAAGATTAGTG